TTCTATTTGCAATTCATATTTGCCATCAATATAAAGGAAAATACCTCGCATATTTGCAAGTAATTCTTTAGCGTTATCCATGACATTTTTATTAGTGTCAATATAACCATTACAATGAAATCTTTTAACTTTAGCTTTAGCACTACCAGCTTCATTCGTATAACTGCTTGATAAAGTACCATCTATATATAATCTGTTTTCTTGGGTAGCATCATAAAATTCATATCGTGTAGTACCTTTAATATCTACACCATCAAAAATTACAGCATCATTAGCATCTCTAATATCTATAACTTCATCTACTTTGTTTTGCCACCAATCAGCGTTGTCATTTATAACAATAAAGTCATCACCTGAATCACCACTCCAAGTTACATCTTGGTAATTGCCATTGTAGTAAGGTTGATCTACTAAAGTATCGCACTTATTAGCAGCAGCACTAATAGTAGTCATGTTAATTTGTGAAGTTGCTAATCCTTTACCATACTCATCATTTTGTATGTAATCCAAGAAACATAAAGCTGGATTAGAAGACCAAGCGGTAGTGTCAGTTCTTGGGTCGTAAACTTTCTTACCTTTAACTTGTACTGTTATTTGCGGAACGCCTTTATACATGCCTTTTTTGTCGTAATCAAACGCAGCAGCTATGTAACAAATACCATTTAGCTTGTGATTAGTTGACCATGCTTCAGGAATAGATGCTCTAAGCATAGGGTCTGCTGTTTGACTTGATGCACCATGATGCAAATTAAATACAAAGGAATATCTAAGTGTCGGGTCAGTTCCTAATGCAAATGGGTTTGAGTATTGGACATCACCAACTTGAGATGCGGTGTTTAAAGAGCCATTACCTGATGATATTTTGTCTGAGCCTACATATCCACCGCCTTTGTAGATATTGCCATCTAAAATACTATTGCCATCTATCTCTATAGTTCTACCTAGTATTTCTTCACATTCACCCACAGCTAATGCATAGACTACAAACAAGTCTTTTGACCTATTAAACTTAGTATCCATGTAAACTACTTGTGCACCTACTCTTCTAGTTCCATAGATAACTGGTATCTTGCCACCTGCAGCAGTCTTGTTAGCCATGATGTCTTGACCTTTAGCTAACATTTGTCTTGCTTGTAAGAAGCCTTTAACACCTACAGCAGTAGTAACTGCCATAAATACCATGTTTATTTTGCCTAGAGTATCAGCACCAACCCATGCCTTAACTACTGCACCACCAATCGATTTAAAAAATCCAAGAATAGCATTTAACATCTACGAACCCCACCTTACATCTGATTTTACCTGTGTGGCAAACTCTAAACCTCTATCGCCTGTATAAACTGATTTTTGAGATTCATCTGAATAATGTCTGCCTTTTGTTAAGTTCCAATTTGCCCAATGAGAAGCCACAGTCATTGCTATTACAGAATTATCTATATTTTCTGAAATAGATACGTTTCTAATTTGCCCTGTAAAATAGTTTATAGCACCTACTAAAGTTTCATTTTCATTAAAGTAAGCTAAATATATCTCTACTGTTTTGTCTGTAAAAGCACCGCTTTGTACTAAACTTCTTACTTGGTTAGTAACATTTGAAAAGCCAAGATTTATCTCATCTATCTGTAATTGACCTGTTTCTATAACTGAGTCTACTGTTAAAAAAGAACCACCAGCTTCATAAGAATTAGAATCATAAGTAACATCTGAATACCAATCAGTAAGTCTTATGGTTGTAGATAAACCCAATTCAACAAGAAATGCTGTTTTGGTTTGTTGTGCTGAAACTTGCGTTTGTAAATCTGTTGATAAACTTCTTGGCATTATATTATTACCTCTCTAACATCAAATGAAATGCTGTAAAAACCATTAGCATCTGTACTATACATAATATCGTTATTTTCAAGATATACAGTAAAAGATGGCTTGTTTACAGTTACAGCTTCATTATTTGCTAAAGAGCTAACAAGATTTGGAGATATTTTTACAGCAGCTTGGCCACCTGAAGCTGTTACCTCTTCTTGCACTATATAAACCTTAGAATGACCAGCGAACTTTATTAAATCACCAGCTCTTAATACATGGTTTGTGTGCGAAAAGCCATCCATATTTACAGTATCTATTCCTGCTGAATGTGCTGTGTTTACTAATATATCTGTTTCGTTTTTGCTAGTTCCTAAATTATTCAATGGTGCTTGTATTGTAAAATTACCACTAGAGCCTTTTTGTTTTTGCAAGAAAGCAAATATTTCCTGTGCTTTCATCTGCTCTAATGGTGGCATTTGTACTGTAAAGGAAAAGTATTGAGCACCTATTTGTCTTGCTGATTTTTTACCTGATAAAGTCTGATTCAGTAATGTTGGTCTATTGTCTTGAAAGTTTATTGACCTAAAGTTTGGGTCTGTAGGAAATGCACCTGACATTATACTATCCCCATTTTGCCTTGAGTATTCATGGCATTGTTAATTATTTGTGTTATTAGTCCTTTTCTTGATGTTAGTAACTGGTCAAATCCAGCAGCATCAACTGTTGATATGTTGAAGTTTACTGTAGCACCCATGCCTTGCCCTTTTGTGTGATCTATAACAGTTTCGTTGGGATGTAGTATTGCTGGGAAACCACCCTTTCCATCTACACCACCGCTTCTTGAACCCATGCCTGTAAAACCACCACCTTCATATTTTGGTAAAGTTGTGGGCATATTTATTTTTGGAATTTCTGTTGTAGTTTTTTTACTTCCGAACAAACCACCAAAACCAGCAAACATTTTATCAATAACTAATTTTTGTATTGCTATTCTTATTAATTCTCTAACTATTGATGTAGCAAAATCTTTGAAACTAGCCTTACCATTCTCAAGAAAATCCATTGTAAGATTTGTTAATCCATCATAAGACTTCTTGAATATACCCTGCACTTCATCTTGGGTTGATTTTATTCCTGTCTTAAACTTCTTGTATCCAGCTTCAGCAGAATTTAAAAATTCTTCAAATGCAGAAAGTTGACCAAAGCCTGTAGAAGCATCTCCTTCGACATCTTCGGTTTTACCAAACAACATTTCCTTTATACTTGGTAAGTCTGCTTTTTTTATAACTTTACCACTAATCTTAGCTATCTCTTGTATATAAGCATCTATTTTGGACTGTATATCTGCTGAATTACTTGCAGGGTCAGGTATTAAATCTATTGTTGGTAATTGGTCTGCTCCTAGTTTATCCTTTATAAATTGTGGTACTAAATCTAAATAACGATTAATTTCATTAACACCATCATTAACTTTACCTATAATAAAATTAATAAAATTATTAAAAGTCTGTTTTACTGGCATCATTAGTTTTTCTTCAAAAGCTAGTTTTACTTTTTCACCAAAGATTTTAAAGTTTAAAATCATTGTTGGAATATCTTTTTTAACTATGTTATTGAATATATTAGATAAAGTATTTCTAAATACATATATAGCCATAGCAGCAGTTGTTACTCCAGCTAATATAAGACCAAAAGGATTTGCTAATACAGCCACAGTAAATGCTTTCATTGCAAAACCAGCAGCAATAATAGCAGGTATAAATAAGGCATCTAAATTAACAGCTACAAAATTAACAGCACTTGCCATTTTTGAAAAACCTTGAGTTGCTGTTTGTATGTCACCAACCATAAACTGAAAATTGTTTCTTAGGGCAACTCCAGCTTGACCCAGTGTCATGGGCATATTTGCTATTTGTTCGTTGGTTTCTTTAGTTCCTTTGATAAGAATTGGCATTACTGTTTCTGCTGTTAGCTTACCAGCATGTCCAAACTCTCTAAGCTCACCAATAGTCATATTCAAACCATCAGCTAACATTTTTGTAAGGATGGTGTTGTTTTCCATTACAGAACGTAACTCATCCCCTCTCAAAGCACCTGAAGCAAGACCCTGTGCTAACTGTCTAGCAGAGTTGTTTGCTTCTTGAGCATGAGAACCAGCAATAATAAAGGTATTTGCCACAGTCTGTGTTGCATCAGCAACATCTCTTTGAGTAGCACCAAGATGGTCTGTTGCTAAAGAAAGTCTTGTATATAACATAGCAACAGCATCAAAATCTGACCTTGACTCAGATGCTATTCTTCTCATGTTATGCATAGCTATAGCTGTTTCAGATGCACTGCCTGTTAAGGCGTTCATCCTATTTTCAACACCAATCATTACGTTGGCAGCATTGACAAGCTCTTTAACACTAAAGGCAGTAGCTAAAAGGTTTCTCATTTGAGATACGCTAGAATTAACTCCTTTTACATCTTTTTTGAATTTATTTAAAGCACCAGCAGATTTATTGTTTGCCAGTAAATCAATTCTATATTTGAGTCCCTTACCTAGAGCCATTTTGTTCTTCCTTTATTTCAAGATAAGCCAACCAACCCTGAAACTCCTCTACTGTCATCTCTTCAAGCTCAGCTAGAGTTTTGTTTAGTTTTTCAGCCAAAGCATATTTAATGTATAGCTGCTTATCTTCAATTACTTTTTTTTAACTTCTTCCTGTGAAACATTGTTCATCATTTCACTAGATACTCTAATTAATACATCTCTGTCAACCTTCTCCAATAAGGCCTTTTTATCAGCGATTGTAAATAACTTTTCTCCAGCTTCATCTAATGCTTTATAAATTAAAACATAAGTTAAAAGCTGTACGTCATCATCTTGAGCTAGTTTCATAAACTTAGAAGTCTCTGAAAGAGTTATTGGTTTACAATAAATCTTTAAAGGACTATCTTCATCATCACCCCATTCAGGGACTTCTATAATTTTAGTTTCTAAGCTATCAAAATGCTTTTTTGCGTTATCTATTACTGACATCGTTTTATACTGTTGTTGTAGTTAGATCACCAGTACCTTGTACGCTTAGTGATGCTTCAACCATACCATCAAATGATCCAGTTCTTGAAACACCAGTAACAATAGCTTCGCCACTATAATAAGTATCGCTTACACCTGCTGGATATAGATTAATCTCTATAGTATTACCAACTACAAAAGCACCTTGACCATTAGTATCGCTATCATCCCAAAAAACATCCAATGAGCCTGAGAAAGATTTTAAAGTAGCTATATGAGTTCTACTTGCATCACCCATAGCTGTATCTTCTACAGTATCACTTGTATGTTCTAAAGAATATGATTTAACTTCACCAACGATATTAGTTCCACCAGTAGTACCTAGTTTTACAACACCATCATTTCCTTTAAATGTTGACATTTTCTTTTACCTCGCCTTTCGGCTTTTTCTTAGAAGAAGATTTAATTTTGTCTTTCGACTGGACTGCTTCTTCCTTCCAACCCATTCCTAACATAGTTTCCACATTTGACTGAGGAACTTCCATTGAAACTTTACCATTTGGACTAATTAATTTCATAATTTGTCTCCTATACTGCTACGTCAGGATTTTTTTCCTTGACATAGTAATTAGTTAAAAAGGTTAAACTCACATATCCCAGTGGTTTTTCACCTTCACCATTAAACTCTATTTCAGTTGATTCAAGATAAGTATCTTTTGCCTTACCATCAAGCGTTCTATCAGCCGCTATTGCTTGTTCAACTTCTTTGCTTATTGTATCAATCGTATCATCAAAGTCACTAGTTGCTTTAGCATATCCCTCTACCACTACTGCTAGTTCTCTACTCATAACCCTGTCAGTACCTATAACTATAGGTTCGGATGTTTCTGATTTTGTATATATTATAAGTGCTGGTAATTTTGCATTTTCTAAAGGATAAACTCTTGATTCATAAACATTAGAACCAGTTGTTGAAAGACCAGTCAAAGTAGTACCAAAATATTCTCTAATTTGTTGTCTTATATGATTTGCCACTATATTTCCTCTAACATCAAAACAGTGAATCCTGTTCTATCTTTTTGCACATTTACTATTGTATAGTTTTGTGCTGCTTTCAATATATTACCATTAGTATCTTTTACAGCACTAGCATTTAATGTATCTCCATAAGATACGTTTGGAATATCTATACTTCTGCAAGTTGCCATAGGTTTAAGTGCTTCAACACCAACCCCTAAATCTTGCTCAACATATTCATTGTTTAAGATAATCACTATATTAGAAGATGTGCCATTCCTTGTATAAACAGCATCAATTCCATGACCATACTCAGCATCAAGATAACCTAGCATATCTTCTTCAGTTTCAAGCATGAATTGAGACATTATTCTTCCTCTAAAACCAATGAAATTAAACCTGTATTGTCAGGCTCTACAGTCTTTACTATAAACATTGTTTGAGGAACAAGAGTGTTTCCTCTATTGGTTGTTATGGCTTCAACAAGTAACTTATCTCCATGAGAAATATATTGTGCATCTGTTGATTTCATTACTGCTCTTGGCTGAAATCCATCTACATCAACAGTTCCACCGCCAATATTAAAATATTCTTGGTCAATAATAATGTCAACGCTATAAGCATCTCCAGTATCAATATCATACCAAGAGTCTATAAATTTAGCTCTAGCATCCCATAAGGTGCTTTGAGTTTCAAAAAAAGTAGCCTTTACACCATGCCCTGTTGTGGTATCTACATAAGAATTAAAGTCTAAAGCACTTTCTAATGGCATGATTTATTTTTTAGCTCTAGTTTTAGGAGCTTTTACTTTAGAAGTTTTTAAGCCTACGCTTCTATCTTCTTTTTTAGCTTTAGGTTTTGCTACATGCACCTCTGCTTTCTTATAAGTGCAAAGTTGATATCCAATATTTTCAGGCAATTCAACGACATCACCTGCGTTTACTTTTTTTCCGTTTGCGATTGTATCGCTTGTTATTAAGTATTTTTTCATATTTAAGGTAGGGGTGTTTCCACCCCTATTCCATTTAAGCATCAGTTAATTAGTCTGAAGATTTACAGAAAGATACTGCGTGTCTTACAGCTACATCAACAGTTTGTAGAGCAACAATTCTGACTCCACCTGAAGATGATAATGAGTAAGGGTCAACAGTAATGTCTAAACCGCCATACATACCAACTAATAGGTCTGCAAAGTTACCAAAGTAGAAATCACCACTTGTTACTTGATTACTTCTAATAACATTATATCCATTCATAGTGTTATCAGGAGATACAACGAACTGAGCAGTATTAGCTGCTTTCTCAGTTGTTTTTAAAGTACCAAAGTCAGCAGGTCTACAAATGTAGCTTAAAGAGCCAGTTAAAGCATTATCATTAGCAACAGCACTTTCCATAGCTACTATTTCAGCCCAAGTTGGGTTAGCAGCAGCAAAAGTTGTTGTGTTAATGCCTGTAGTTGCAGAAATACCTGTTGGTTGACCGCCTGTACCTGAACCAGCTAAAGCACCTAAATCAATAGCAGTAGCTATAGATTTTGTTAGGTCATCTCTGATTAAGTTTTCAACATCTAATGAAGATTGTTGTAGCAATAGTCTAGTTACGTCTGTGTGTACACCAATAACTTTTGGAGACATAGTAACTGAACCAACTTCCATTTGGTCAGAGGTTGAAGGGTCTCCTTCAACAGCAATCCAACCAGCATCAGCACTAACATTTTTCTTAGGTATTACAACATTTCCTTGTAATCCTCTTAATAATGTAGCACCAGCTCTCATTACTGAAGACTCATTTCTGAGAATATCAATAAAATCTGAGCCTTTGTAGTCTTCAGCAACTAGTCCAGCATTGTCAGTTAAATCTGCATCCCTTTTACCCCAGCTACCTAGAACTTCAGCAGGTAACATAATGCCTTGTGCATCTTTACCATATTGTCTAGCTGCTTCTCTTGAGCACTCAAACTCAAAAGCTGCATCTTCTTGTGCTTTTCTATCAGACGGATTAGCCATAGCTCTGATTGCTCTTACTAGGCTAAATTGTCTTACTTCTTCTTTAGTCATACCAATTTCTGAAGGAGTTTCTAGTGGAGTGTTGTTAGAAATATTTTCTAATAATACACCTCTAAATTCTTCAACTGAAATACCATCACTAATTGCTTTGTCAGCTAAATCTCTTTTATTGTGTCTAGCTGCTAAATCTATAATCTCTTTTGAGTTTCTTTTAAATTCAGCTTTTGCTTCGTCAATAGTTTGAGTTCTAACTTCGTCAAGATTAATATCTTTATTTTCCATAGTTTTTACCTCTATATTGTGTTTTATATTTTGTTTATCTTTAGAACGACCAACTCCAACAAGTCTTGACTGATCGGCTGGGACTGATACAGAAGAAACTTCCATAGGTGTCCATTGAGCTTTATAGTAAGTCTCATCATCTTTGTTCATTCTAGTTAATTTATCGACTCTGTAGCCAACTGAAATATTCATTCGTATACCATCAGCCACATCTTCAAATATTTCACGAGCTAAAGCAGATTTACCAAACCTAACTACAGCAGTTGTCCTTTTTGCTGTCTCATCTAATTTGAATTCTTCAATCACACCAATTTGCTTTTCCATATCATGATCAAGTAATAATGGTGCTCTGCCTGATGAAATAAACTCCATGTTTATATCTTCAGCAGAATGTCCTAGCACTTCCATGCCAAAACTACGTTCTACAGGTTCTTCACTAGAAACACCTATGCGAACTATTCTCTTTTCTTCGTCAAGGTAAGAGTGCTTGGATAGATCAATAGTCCTAAATTTCATAGGCATATCAATTACTTTCCTTTCTTCTTCACTTGAGTCAGACATAGATACTTCGTCAGTTGCTTCTAATTCTTCACCTTCATGTTCTACATCCTCATGCTTCTCAAACTCAACAATAACAGTATCATCAGTTTCAGTAACATTAAGGATATGTCTATCTTCTTTATTCATAGATTTCTCCTCTTCATTTGTTAATAAAGGATGTTTTTCTGATTCTTTTGAATCAAAACTTATTTGTCTTTCGTCTTCTTTCTTCATTTGTTCTACTAATCTTTTTGACCAGCTAAAACCAGCATCTCCACCCCATAATGCCCAAGCTATTCTGCCATTTGAAGGATAACCTTTTTCTCCCTGCCTAAATCCTTCTGCTTTTTTGTCAACTTCATGTCTTGAAAAAAAACTAAACATTCTTTTTATAGTTTCATCTGATAAATTTTCATTATTTAGAATCTGATTTGCTCTTTCAGCACCAATCCTAGTTCCACCTCTACCATGCTCTTTACGCCAATCTAAGCCTTTTCTAGCTTCTGATTTCATACCTTGAGTTGGTTTACTCATCCTCTATATCTCCGCCTTGTATCTTAGCTTCTACTGGTTGTTTTTGACCAAATGGTTGGTAAGCTAGTTCAATGCCATATTGTTTAGCTAGTTCTATTTCTTTTTGATGTTGTTCAAATAACTCTTCGGTATCTCTACCATAAGCAGCAGCTATATCTGAATAGCTTATTGTTCCATTTTGTAAGCCTATTACGTTTGACTGCATTTCTTTTAATGGGTCAATCCAAGCAAAACTTCTTGGTATGAAGTTTACTGAGTTAGAGAATTTATCAAATTTACCCATTGGAAGATTTATATATCCAGTAGATATAACCATTTCTAACCATGACTGAAATATTGGATTTACAAAATGCTCAATCGTAAATTGTTGATATATTTGAAACATACTTCTATCTTCTAAAGCTCCTTGCCTGATGCTAGAGTAATTAACTGAAGTTAAATCATTAGATAATGAGTGATAAGAAATATTTAAACCTGATGCGATACTTCTTAATACACTTGTTGTAAATGAATCAAAAGCAGATGTTGGATGTGTAGGGTCAAATGCTTTGAAGTCCATGCCTTGAGGTAATTGTTCAAATACACCAGCCTGTGCGTTCATTGTTGGATTAAAGGTGTCTTCATACTGACCATCGCCAACATAACCATCACCATCAGGTGAAGTAAAGAAACCCATTTTAGATGCACCAACTCTAGCTGCAACGATTTCTGCTTCTAAGTAACCATTTAACATCTTCACATTAGCCATTGCTGTAGCAACCAAAGAAACACCTCTAGTTTGTTCTGCTCTAGTAGGTAGGTAAGCATGGATAATCTCATCAGCAGGGACTCTAATGTGTTGTGCTTGAGCTAGATAAACCCTATCGTATGGATGGTCTTTGTATAAGTGATATGCAACTGGCTTGTCATATTGATCTACTTCAACACCCATTTTTATACGATTTCCTGTAGCTTTATATACATCGTTTTTATTTTCATCTAAATGATCTGCTTCTAAAAACTGTAATTGAAAACCAAAAGGCGAATTGCCATCCTTAATCTTTCTAATTAAAACTTCACCATCTCTACATAAAGATTCAATAAATATCTTTTGACAATCTAAAAATGATAATCTTCCATTGATAGTACAATTACCAACTTTTGACCACTCTTTCCAAGCTGACTCAATGAGCTGGTTAGCAGCAAGGTCTAATGAACCATTGTCATTACGAGACTTACTACTAACTCTTATGCCATGCTTACCGATAACATTAGATACCATCAGGTTAAGGTATCGTGCAATATAGCTATCGTTCCTTGCTAACTCTCTTGCTCTATCTCTGAGTATTCTTATGTTATCTTTTATTTCAGCATCAGCACTTGTAGAGCTTGTTACAAAATCTGCAAACAATCTACCAGTATTAGCACCAGTATAACTTCTTCTATAAGCCTGTTTCTTTTTCTTTTTAGGCTCATTAATGCCTAATATTCTGTTATACCATGCCATTATGTGTAACTCTTAGGTGTAGAATCAGCAGAACTACCAAAATTAACTTTAATAGTGTTTCCTGACCCTCTTTTGTTTTTAATTCTTAGTTGTTTAACTTCTTTTAAGTATTCAGCCTTATATCTAGCTCTAAATGTTAAAAGTTCGTCTATAGACATTCTTGATAATGACCTTCCAGCTATAGACATAGATGATTGGTCAATATTAGCTCTATTCTCAATAACAGCTTCTACTGCATCTAAAACAATTTTTGCATGACTTCTAACTGAAGCGGTTGTAGTAGCGTAATTATCTTGAACTTCTACAAAACCTTCTTCTAGCTTAACCCTTGCAGAGTCAGAGCTTCTAGTTATGTAAGAAACCCAATTATAATTACCCTTTGTGTAAGAAGCGGTACTTGTAGCTTCTACAACATAAGTATTATTAGATTCGGTAGCTGTTAATGTAAAGTTAGAAACTGTAGCACCATCAACTAAATTGAACTCGTATGATAGTACATAAGAAGCTACTGGATAATCTTCTGATAAATCGTCTCTTTTCCATGCCCAAAAGTCTCCCAACTGCAATTCAGTAGGAACTTGTGATGGATAATTTGTTGAATCAAATTTGTTGCTCAAGCAAAAACCTCATAAATGTTTTAGATATATATCAATATAACACTATGGTTTTCTAGCAAAAAGTCAACATATTGAGCAAGAAATGTCAAATTACTTCCAAGAAGTAGCAAAATTACCTCTATTTATGCCTTTTTGTGGCTTATTTTGTGAACTTTCTTTAGGTTTTGCTTGTTTTGTCAGTATTCTCTCTTCTATCGTATCATAATTTGGGTTTAAAATATAAATGGCCGCAAAATTATAAACCAAAGTGTCCAATGCTTCGTTTCTTGGTCTTACCTGTTTCCAAACAAGCGATTTTCTACCTCTTATGAATTTGGTTACTCTTTTTTCTGCTGTTAGCTGTTTAAAGTATTCTTCATCTAAATCTGAGCAAAAATGCAAGGTAGTTGTGTCATTTTCAGCAGATAGACGTGCAAATATAGCTTCTTTTGCGGAATCTGTGCCTATTCCATATAAAACCGCTTTGTTTTTCCCTACAAATGTCGGTCTATTGGCTATTGGCTTACCAGCCTGAGATAAACCTTTGACCGCAAAGATTCTCCTAGATTGTCTTGGTTTGGTGAATTGATAAACCATGTTTGTATGATGTCCACCTGAGTCAATAGTGCAACATGATATAGGTATAAGTCTCTCAGATTCTGTTTTGAACCTTCTTTTTAAATAAGAATCTAGGTCTGCCCAAACATTTTGAGCATTTGGGTCACCCCAAAATATCTTATAGTCGCATACCCATGCTTCGTAATTCTTACCCCACCCCACCAATTGCAGCTCCAGCCTATCCTTCTGCGTGTCAACTCCAGCAGTTAAGATTAAAACATCTTCAGGTATGGCTGTGTAATCGTAATTTAATCTACGTTCTAATAAAGATTCATATTCAACAGATTCTCCTTGTTCTTCCCAAGACTCTCCTAAAGCGGTGTTAATCCAAGTTTTTAACATCTCGGGTTGTTTTTTAGCTTCAAGAAAGCTCTTAGCCATATCTGCCCATGTTGACCAAACTGAATAAAGCTCTGATATATGAAATCCTGCTGTATCTGACCTAGGCTCGGATGCTATCCACTCACCATGTTTTAACATCCACTGTTTCTTAGACTCATCAATTATAGAACCGCACTCATTACAAGCATAATTAGCGGTTTCAGGTTTATTTTCTTCCCAAACCACGTTTTTCCACTTTAAAACTTGTTTTTGATTACATTCAGGGCAAGGCACATGATAGTAGCGTTTATCTGATTCCTCAAAAGCAGTTTCTATTCTTGATAGTCCTTTTATAGTTGGTGTAGAGCACATATATATCTTTTTGTTCCAAAATGTAGTTGTTCTCTTAGTTGCTAGTGATATGGGGTCACCCTCTGCTCCAGCAGAAGATTCATATCTATCAACCTCATCAGCAAGTACAATTCTAATTGGCCTTGATGCTAATCCTGATGCTGAGTTAGAGCCAACTATATTCAGATTACCACCTGCAAACTTTTTGGATAAAACTGTATTACCACTATCTCTGCTTTTTGGGTCTTTGACACAATCTCTAATCTTTTCAGAATCACGAATCATAGTAGCAAGTCTATCTTTAGAAAAGGCTTGAGCCATCTGAAGTGTTGGTTGCATGATTAACATAGGAGCTGGGTCTTGATCTATGTAGTAACCTATAACATTAAGCAATATCTCGGTTGCACCAACCTGTGCACTCTTGATGAAAGCTATTCTTTGAATGTCAGGGTCATTAAAGCAATCCATAATCTCTCTTTGATATGGTGCTCTATCTGTACGCCATGCACCAGCTTCTGCTGAAGATTCAGGCGATAGTTTTCTATAGGCATCTGCCCAGTCGCTAATCTTTAGATTCGGTGGTGGAGTCCATGTTTGGTTCGTCTCCTTTATCACCTTTTCTATATTTTTGAGGTATTCCATCTTGAGCCAGTTCGTTTAGTGCTTCATGCACTTGTTCTTTTATTATAAGTTCAGCTTCAGCATATTTATCAACAGTTATGACTTGATGTGCGATTCTTGATGGCAATCCTAGAAGTTTAGCTCTAGCGTTAGCAACATAATCAACCCAAGTCTCTTCAACCAATTCTGCTGGTATTAGTTTGGCTTCCATCTCTTCAACTTCTAACTCAGCCTTTCTAGCTTGAGCAGCAGTTAGTTTTGTTTTCTCTTCAGCCATATCACCTGAGCCATCTTTTTTGGTGTACCTAGCAGCCTTTCTCAAAAAGTTTATATATTGTACTCTACAAGAATCTATGTTTACTGGTGATCTACCAGCACCAATCGTAAACACACCTCTTCCGATAAGGTCACTTACGCTTTGTGGTGATAAATCTAAATGTTCCGCTAAATCTTTTCTTGTAGCCAATGTTTAATAATGTGTTTTGGTGAACTAATACTCAATATGATAAATATATATGATTCAAAGCACAATTTCAAAGGTTATGTTTCTATTATAAATACGATGAATGATACAGGCCTGTCTCTACAAAAAGAATGGGGTG